TGATTGAAGCTGAAACAAAAAAGGAAAAAAAGAAGAATCGAAAAAGAATATTTTAAACTTAAAATTCATACGAAATGGCAGTAAATGACATAATTAATGGAACAGACCTTCGCATCTATAAGGATGGTACAACCGCCATTGGCGAAGCAACAACGGCTACTTTATCTGTAACTCGCGAAATGCGAAACATACTTACAAAGGATTCTCCGAGTTCGGGTTGGGTTTCTAATAAACCGGGTCAAAAATCGGCTACATTAACCGTTGAAGCATTGTATAGCGAAACATCAGATAACGTTCAACCAGATGTTTTATTTGATGCGTTAGATAACGGAACAGTTTTGGCTTTGACTTTAACAGAAAACACATCCGGATACAATTTTTATTCCTTTAGTGCGTATTGTACGAGCTGGGAAGTAAATACTCCGGTTGAAGACAATACATCCGTATCCGCAACATTTACTATTTCAGGAGCGGTTTATCGCGGAACAAACGCTTAATAAAATGAACACACCACAAACACGGATTACAAATGGTTAGATTTACGAAAATAAACAATAAGGAAGTGCCTGTTTCATTTGGGAATGCGACATTAATTCGCTTCGAAGAAGAAACGGGCATTTCTATTTTAACACTTGGTCAAAGTCCATTGAATTACAAGGATTCATTGAAGTTAATTTTTGAAGGATTAAGGGATGGACATAGAAAAGAAGGAAAGAAATTCGAATGGACCTTCGAAGATATGTGCGATGAATTGGATGAAGATATGCATGCAATCACACGGATTATGAATCTATTCGCCAATTCAATGCCACAAGAAGAAAAAAAAACGAAAACGAGTCGAGCGAAAGCGCATCCGACTCAAGCAAAATAACAACTTGGAATCAAATCCGAGAAATTGCGATTGGGCAAATTGGAATGAGCAACCAAGACTTTTTAAATTCGGATTTTGTAGTGGTTATGGACGCTATCAAAGGTTTCAATCAAATGAAACAATTAGAATTCCGTAGCCAATGGGAACAAACAAGGTGGTTGGCAACGATAGGATTGCAACCTTATAGTGGAAAGGGTAAAACAATTAAGATGACGGATCTAATTGTTTTCGATTGGGAGAAGGAAGAAAAACCAGTCAAACGAGAAATGACTGAAGCGCAGAAGGAGTACAGAAGAAGGATGGATGAATTTATGAAAAAACAACACGGTCAAGCATAAGATATGGCAGCGAATCAAATGAACGTATTTCTTAATTTGGACGTTAACAAGTTTAACGCTGCATTAAGAAATGCGCAAAGAAGTATGACCAAATTTGGTCGTTCAATGCAACGAGTTGGACAAAACTTGACCACATCCGTAACCTTGCCCGTTATTGCAATCGGTGGGAATGCGTTAAGGACTGCTGCGCAATTCGAATCTGCAATGAATCAAGTTGCAGCCGTATCAGGTGCAACCGGAAAACAATTTCAAGAATTAGAAACACTTGCAAAACAATTAGGAGAAACAACTTCGTTTAGCGCAAGTCAAGCTGCCGAAGGTATGTCGTTTCTTGCAATGGCTGGTTTTGAGGTCAATGATATATTGGAATCAATGCCAGGAGTTTTAAACCTTGCAGCTGCTGGGCAAATGGACCTGGCAATGGCTTCGGATATTGCAAGTAATATATTGACCGGTTTTGGCAAGGATGCAAGTGAAATGGCAAATGCGGTTGATGTACTTGCAAAAACATTTACGAGTTCAAATACAAACCTTGTTCAATTAGGTGAAGCAATGGCTTATGTTGCACCGGTAGCTAATTCTGCCGGATTGCAATTTGAAGAAGTATCTGCTGCCGTTGGATTATTAGGTAATGCCGGTATTCAAGCATCAAGAGCTGGTACAACATTAAGACAAGCAATAGCAAGTTTATTAAGTCCAACTGCTAAAGAACAAGAAGCAATGGATAGGCTTGGTATTTCAGCAAAAGATAGTGCTGGTAATATTCTGCCTTTATACAAAATAATCGAACAACTTGAAAAAAGTGGTGCTGATGCTACTGATGTAATGCAAATGTTTGGTCTTATAGCTGGACCAGGTATAACATCATTATTAGATCAAGGCTCACAGGCATTAAAAGGTTTAACAACTGAATTAGAAAATAGTGGCGGAACGGCTCAAAAGATTGCTGATAAACAATTAGAAGGTTTAAATGGCGCATTAAAAAGGCTTCAATCCGCATTCGAAGGGTTAATGATTACCATTGCTGATTCTGGATTATTAGATGCAGCAACAAGGTTGATTGAAAGATTAACAGAATCGGTTGGTAAATTAGCAGAAAGATGGAGAAAATTAGCACCAGAAGTTCAAGAAAATATTTTATTAATAATTGGAATTGTTGCTGCGGTTGGTCCGTTATTAATGATATTCGGCAATCTTGTAACCGTTGGTGCGAGTTTAGTAGGAACATTTGCTAAAATAAGTAAAGGTATATTAACTGGAAGTGCTACGTTTACAAAAATAATCCCAATAATAGGAACGGTTATTACTTTATTGATTGGGATGTATAAAAACTCCGAAAGGTTTAGGAATAGCATAGGACCATTATTAAGTTCTATGGGAAATCTTGGTAAGGCATTTATTAGATTATTAAATAATGTTGTTTCAATTGTTCCCGGTATAGAAGGAGTTAATGATTTATTTAGAATATTAGGAGATAATTTTGCATATTTATTAGAGGCTTTAACAGACATATTTAATGGAATTGCAGAATTAGATTTTGGTAAATTATTAAGAGGCATTTTAGATGCTACTATTTTTGGGCAAATAAAAAGAGCATTTGATGACGGAAAAGGATTTGGTGAATCGTACGCTGAAGGCATAAAAGAAGGAATGACTAATTCGTTTAGTCAATCTGAAATCAATAAACTTTTTTTACCAGTTCTACAAGGAGTAACTCCATTTATTCCGGGAGTATCCGCGCTTCCAAAAACGGCAACAAGTCCAACACCAGTAACTCCAAAAACAGTAACTCCAAGTGGTGTTCCATCAACAGATGGAGAAGAAGCTATTAAAATAAATAAAAAACAAGCCTATTCAACAGGTTTGGTTAATACACAACTCCTTAATCAAGTAGAATCAATTAATAAAGTAAAATCTGCTCAAGCTATATTGAATGAAGAATTCGAAAAAGCAAATCAGAGTTTACATAGAAAAGTAGTTTTATTAACCGAAAACGGACCAATCGAACTCGAGCAAAATAGAATTGACCAAGCAAAAATAGAAAACCAAGAAAGGATTAACGCTTTAAATGAACGCGCTCAATCATTATTACAAGGCGTTGCAAGTATAGCTGCAACCGTTACAGATTCAGTATTTACCGCATTAGAAAGAGGTCAAAACGTTTTTAAATCATTAACTCAAGGTATTAAACAAATGATTGTGCAATTAATCAAGGCGATTGCACAAGCTGCTATATTCGCAACCATTTTATCATTGATTCCAGGTGGTTCTGCGGTAGGTAAATTATTAGGTGGAATCGGATTAAAGACAGGCAAAGGTTCATTAGGAGGAAATATATTAGGATTTTTAGGTCTCGCATCCGGTGGTTTAGTTACTGGACCGACTATGGCTTTAGTTGGAGAAGGATCCGGAACATCTTTATCGAATCCGGAAGTGGTCGCGCCTTTGGATAAATTACGGTCGATGTTATCAAATACGACAATGAACGGAAATTTTGTTGCATCAACACGATTACAGGGTTCTGATTTATTATTAGTTGTTGAACGAGCCGAACGAAATAGAAATAGATAATGCCAAAAAAATTTGAATCTACATTTTTTTCTGAATCGGGAGCTGAATACATTATAGAGATTCATCAAAGTACCTTTACTGGTTCTGCTACTCAATTCGATACACTTGGGGTTCAAATTAAATATGATACTGGTGGAGATGAGGATAATAGATTTAAATCTGTAATTAGTTCCGAGGCAGCAGTAGAAATGCACATTGATAGTTCAGCATTAAATAGTTTTGTTGAAGATTTAGTTACTTCTTATGAAGATGAATATTTTTTATACATTAGAACCAATCAAACAACAGGAACGACTGTTTTTAAATGGGTTGGATACATTTTAACGGATTTGGTTACTATTGAAGATGTAGATTTAAATCTTGGCTATTCCTTTGTCTTAAAAGCAAAAGATGGTTTAAATACATTAAAAAACATTGATTACAATGACAACGGTATTGCATATACCGGTAAAGATTCTATATTCTCACACATATTAAAGGTATTATTAAAATTAGGTTCAGTTAATTACGCATACGCATCATTTACAGAGCCATTATTTTCGGTTGTAATAAATTGGCATTCTCAAGAATATACATACAATTCAAACAATACTGTTTTAACAAAGGCAAGGATTCCACATCGAGCATTTTACCATATTGATACTAAAGGTAATTACGTTTATAAGAATTGTTACGAAGTTTTGGAAGAGATATGTAAAACCTTTGGGGCGCGAATAATAAATAGCGGATCAGGTTTTTACATTACGCAAATTAATGAATATTTAAATGCAAATTCAGTAATTGAAAAGAGTTATCCTTTATTAGGTAGTTTAGAAACAAACACACGAGATTATTCAATAACACACGACCAATCCGATATTGATAACTCTGATTTATATAGATTATCTGGTAGTGCATTTGAGTTCTTTGCGCCTTTGCAATATGCAAGAGTAGAATATGAACATTTAGCAACAAGAAACTTATTGCCGGGTGCAATATGGGATTACAACGATGAAACTGCAAAGGTTGCTGAAGATGTTGCATCTAATAATTTTGATTCAATTTTGCAACTTGATTTTACACTTGCGTTTTATACTGCATTTACTCAAACGGTTGCAACTACATCTTTTCAACCGCATTACGTTGCTTTTAGAATTTTAATAAAATTAGAAGGACCAGTAACAACTCATTATTATCAAAATAAATTTGTAAGGCAGCGTAATAAATTTGATGAAGTAGGATTACAAAATGCTTTTTGGGACACAAATGAAGGGTATTATTATCCCTTACCTATGAAGGTTACTGACGGAAACGAAATATTGCAAAACATACAATTAATAATTCCACAAGTTCCAGCTGATGGAGATTTATCTGTAAAGGTTGAATTTTATAATGTATATGGAGAATACGGAATTGATCCATTGACTGCGATATTACAAGGTGGTTCAGTTCCGGTTTTAGAAGATTATTATACGGTAACTTATGAAGCATCAAATACATTTCTTCAATACATTCATACTGGGTTTTTCTCCGACCAAAACGA